TATGCGGGAGCCAGCCGAACGCTTCGCCCATCTCGGCGACCGTGACGCCCTTCTTCCGGCGCAGCATGTCGAGCCCCTGGTCGGTCTTGGTGGGGCCACGTTCGCCGGTGGCGGCCTTCTTGGTCTTCCGGGCGCCATTGCCCTTCGCCTTCGGGGACGCCGCCTTGGCGGCCGCTTCCATCCGCTCCACCCGTTCCGCTTCGTCGTTCCGCATCCGGCGAAGTTGAACGTCGTCGTGGACGCGCTGCTCTCGCTTGCGCGCCGCCTTGCGCGCCTCGGCGGTGGCCAGCGACTGCTCATCGGCGACCGCCTCGCCCGGCGCATCGCCCTCGATGCGGATGAAGCCGGCGGCGTCGATCGCCGCCACATGCGCGTTCTCCCAGCCCGTCGCATGGACGACGAACTTGTCGCCGGCCGGGGCGACGCTAACCCCGACCATGGTCAGGTCAGGGTTCTTGTCGCGGAAGCTGGCGATGGCGCGCTTGGCGTTCGAGCGCGTCGAAAAGGTCTTTTCGGTCTTGGTCATCTGCTTGTCCTCTTTCGGTTCGGGCGGCGCGTCTGCAGCCCGTTTCGGCGTGATGCTCGACCATCGGCACGCTTGCAAGTCTAATCTTCAAAAAAGTGTGCAAAAAGAACTACTTAGCACCACTGAGGTGCATCAAGCAGAGCAATGCACCCAGCGGATGTTGCGAGGGCCGATGGCAGGACGGAAAAGGCCGCAAGGCAGCCGTTACACAGTGTACGGCCGGCCGGATCGTCGAGGCGGCGCGCGCCCGAACGCCGGCGGCCCGAAGGGCGCGAAATGGACCGCAGAACAGAAAGCGGCGTTCGCCGCGAGGAGAGCCAAAAGGATGACCGACGATGATGTGGCGCGCCTCGGCGCAGCCCAGCGGGCGTTCGCCGCCTCCGATGCCTCGATCGAAGACGTGGCCGCGCTGGCGCGCAAGTTTTCGCCTAACGCCATGCGCGTCCTGGCGCTGGTGGCCGCGACCGGCAAGAGCGAGAACGCGCGCGTCGCCGCGGCCGCCAAGATCATCGAGATCGACCGCGCGAACCGGACTGACGACGAGCCGGCGCTGGCCCCGCTTGGCAAAAAGGAGATGCAGCTCGAGGCGGCCAAGCTGGCGGCGAGCGCGGTTGATTGGGGCGATGACCTGCAGCCGCGGACCTATCGCAATTGACGTGGGACACGTCCTGCCCCGACTGGCAGGAGCGGCTCCTGAGCGGCCGGCCGCCGATCCCCGACTTGCCGCTAAACCGCAAAGAAGCCGACGAGGCGCTCCGCGTGTTCAAGCGCCTGCACGTCCCCGACGTGCAAGGCATGCCGACGCTGGGCGAAGTCGGCGCGCCCTGGTTTTTCTCGATCGTGGAGACGATCTTCGGCGCTTACGATCCGGTCACGCACCGGCGGGCGATCAACGAAGTTTTCATCCTCGTCCCGAAAAAGAACGGCAAGTCGTCTAACGCCGGCGCGCTGGCGATCACCACCTTGATCTGCAACTATCGGCCGGCGGCGGAATTCTTGTTTGTCGCGCCGACCAAAATGATCGCCGACATCGCCTTCCGCCAGGCGGCGCTGACTATCAAGGCCAACCCGCGCCTCGCGGCGATCTTCCACGTCCAGTCGCATATCCGGCGCATCACGCACCGGCTCACTGATGCGATGGCGCAGATCAAGGCGGCCGACACCGACGCGATCACCGGCGGCAAGAACACTTATGCGCTGATCGACGAGACGCACGAGTTTGCCAAGAAGCCGCGCTCGGCCGACGTGTTCCTCGAAATCCGTGGCGCGCTCGCGGCGCGGCCCGACGGATTCCTCGTCCAGCTGACGACGCAGTCGAAGGAGCCGCCGGTCGGCGTCTTCAAAGCTGAACTGGCAATCGCCCGCGCGGTGCGCGACGGCGAACTGCAGAGCCCGCTGCTGCCAATCCTCTACGAGCTTCCTTTGCGGCTAACGCGCGACGGCGGGTGGAAGGAGCGGCGCTACTGGCCGATCATCAACCCTTCGCTGGGCCGCAGCGTCGACGCCGAATTCCTCGAGCGGGAACTCATGAAGGCAGAGCGGACGGGGCAGGAGCAGCTGGCCCTGTTCGCCTCGCAGCACTTCAACGTCGAGATCGGCCTGGCGCTGCGCAGCGACCGCTGGAGCGGCGCCGACTACTGGCTTGAGGCGGCCGAACCCGACCTGACGCTGGAGACGCTGCTCGAACGCTCCGAGGTGGTGACGGTCGGCATCGACGGCGGCGGCAATGACGACTTGCTCGCGGTCGCGGTGGTCGGACGCGAAAAAGAGACCCGCCGCTGGCTGGTCTGGGCCCGCGCCTTCGCCAACATCCGCGCGCTGCGGCTGCGTCTGTCGGAGGCGACGGCGATGGTCGACTTCGCCCATGACAACGACCTGATCGTGGTCGACGCCTTCGGGCCTATCCCGCCCGCGACGATCCTTGGTCGCCTCGCCGAACAGGACAGCGGGCTCGACGCGCTCGATCCCGAGGCGGGATTGCACATCCCACCGGACATCGCTGGCGTGGTCGACGTCTGCAAACGCGTCGAGACCTCCGGCAAGTTGGCGATGGTGGGCGTCGATCCGGTCGGCCTCGGCCTCATCATCGACGGCCTCGCCTCGATCGGGATCAGCGAGGAGGAGGAAGGCCCCAGCCGCGTCGCCGGCGTGAGCCAGGGCTTCAAGCTCATGGGCGCGATCAAGACCGCGGAACGCAAGCTGCTCGACGGCACGCTGCGCCACGCGGGACAGGCTCTGATGGCGTGGGCGGTGGGCAACGCCAAGATCGAAGTGAAAGGCAACGGCGTGATGATCACCAAGCAACTCGCCGGCACCGGCAAGATCGACCCGTTGATGGCGATGCTCGATGCCGTCGCCCTCATGTCGAACAATCCGGAGGCGGATGGGCCCAGCATCTACAACGACGCCAAAGTGCGCCCCGAAGGGTTCCTGGTGGTCTGATGCTGACCGTCATTTCGCTCGGCGCCGGGGTCCAGTCGACCACAATGGCGCTCATGGCGGCGCACGGCGAGCTCCAGCCGACGCCGGATGCGGCGATCTTCGCCGACACGGGCGCGGAGCCGAAGCAAGTTTACGAGCATCTCAAATGGCTGCGGTCGTGGAGCGTCCTGCCGTTCCCCGTTTTTGTGGTGAGCGCCGGAAACATCGCCGAGGACCTGAAGCGCGGCATGTCTACTGTGGGGAGCCAGGGCCGATTCGCCGGGGCGCCGTTCTTCATCAAGCGAATGAAGCCCAACGGCGCGAGCTACGAGCTGGCGATGGGCCGACGGCAATGTACCCGGCACTACAAGGTCGATACGCTCGCTAAGGAGCAGCGTCGCCTGCTTGGCTACGCGCCCGGCGTGCGCATCCCGCCCAAGTCGATTGAGGTCTGGATCGGTATCTCGCTCGATGAGGCGGCGCGAGCGCGGCCCGCTCGCTTGGCGTGGCAAGTCAACCGTCACCCACTGCTCGAAAAGCGGATGACCCGGCGCGACTGTCTCAAATGGCTCGCCGAGCAAGGCTACCCGACGCCGCCCAAGAGCGCCTGCACCTTTTGCCCCTACCGCAACGACGCCGGGTGGGCGGCGATGAAGGAGAACGATCCGCAGAGCTTCGCCGAAGCCGTCGAGGTCGACGAGCTGGTCAGGCAAGGCGGCCACATGCGCAAGCGCCGCAACGAGCTTTTCGTCCATAGGTCGCTCAAGCCGCTCGCCGACGTGGATTTCTCGACCGGCGACGAACCCGACTTGTTCAACAATGAGTGCGAAGGGATGTGCGGCGTATGAGCATCATGTCCCACTTCCACGCCATCTTCGGCGGCCGCGTCTGATGGCGACCGTCGAGATCGCCCCCGAATTGCTGCGCCAGCTTATCCTGCCGGGGCTCAATGCGCAGATCGACAGCGCCTCTTGGCGCTCCGACCAGTCCGGCGAAGTGCTCGCGCTCGAAATCAGCGGTCCCGACGTTCCCGACTGCAAGATGGCGGAGATCATCCTGACCCAGACGTACGACACCGAACGCGCGGCGGTCGTCATGACCGCCGTCCTCAAGCCGGTCGAGGACTGACCATGGGTCTCTTCTCCCGCCTCCGCGCCGCCTTCGCGCCGCCCGCGGTGGAGAAGTCGCAGGGATCAGCTGGCATTCCGTCGCAGGGGTTCCTGCCAACGCTCGGCGCCACACCCAGCGCGACCAGCCTTCTGGTGTCGCAGGGAACCGCGATGGCGGTCTCCGCCGTCTACGCCTGCGTCAACATCCGCAGCCAAGACGTTGCTCGTTGCACGCCACGGCTGTTCGAGAAAGCGACCAACGAGGGCGCGAAGCGCACCCTCGTCACCAACCACCCGGTCGCCAAGCTGTTCGCCATGCCCAACGAGCGGCAGAACTGGTTCGAGTTCGCCGAGCAAATGAACGCCGCCTACCTCCTGCGCGGCAACGCCTACGCGGTGATCAAGCGCGACGGCCGCGGGCGGCCGACCCAGCTGATCCCGCAGAACCCCGACAGCGTCATGGTGCTGGAGGCCTCCGACGGCGAGATCTTCTACAACATCGCCCGCATCGGCCTCTGGCAGATGGCGATGCTGCGCGAATTCCCGGTCGCGATCCCGTCCGAGGACGTGATGCACCTGCGCGGCCTCACCTTCAACGCGCTCGTCGCCGCCAGCACGATCGGCCTGGCGCGCGATTCGATCGGCGTCGCCATGGCGCTTGAGCAGCAGGCCGCCAGGTGGATGGCGAACGGCGCGCGCCCGAGCGTGGTCCTGCAGACCAAGAAGACGCTCAACAAGGAAGCCGCCGAGCGCCTGAAATCGCAATGGAACGACCTGTTCGGCGGCATCATGAACGTCGGCCGCACCGCCGTGCTCGAGGACGGCATCGAGGCCAAGCCGCTCGCGCTGACCACCGCCGACATCGAATACATCGCCCAGCGCCAGTTCCAGCTGGGCGACATCGCCCGCTTCTACCGGATGCCGCCCTTGAAGCTGGGCCTCTCCGAACTGCGCGGCGTCAACCTCGTCGAAGTGAACCAAGACTACGTCACGGGCACCATCATGCCCGACGTCCATCGCTGGGAGCAGAAGCTAGAGCAGACTTTCGAGCTGGACGCGGAAGGCCTCGAGGTCGACATGGACGAGAGCAACCTGCTGCGCGCCGACATCACGTCTCGTTACAACGCCGCCCGCGTCGGCCTGTTGTCGGGCTTCCTCAAGCCCAACGAGGTCCGCGCCGCGGAAGGCCTCGAGCCGGTCGACGGCGGCGACGTCGTCTACCATCCGCTCAACATGGCCGCGCTCGGCTCCGACGTTCAGGGAACAGCCGGCGACGGAGCCGGAAGACCGCCCAGCGGGACCATCCCAGCCAGCGGCACCGACGGCGCCGAGCCCGCGCCCTCAGGCGCCAAGCCCAAGCCGCGCCCTGGCGCCAGTTTGAATTGAGGTCAGTCATGCCGCGCAAGTACCTCTCCGTTCCCGTCGTTCTCGACCCCGCGCTCGGCGAGCGCCAGATCATGGTGGTCGCGTCAGATCCGACGCTCGATCGCACCAAGGATGTGATGCGGCCGGAAGGCTGCGTCTTGGACAATTACCACGAGAACAACATCGTTTTGGCGAACCACGACCCGACGCAGCCGATCGGCAATGCGAAAGCGGCAATCCGCAACGGCCGGGTCGAGGCGCTGATCGACTTCGCGCCTGCAGGCATCAGCGTGAAGGCGGACGAATATTGCGGCCTCGCCAAGGCGGGCGTGCTGCGCGCCGTCTCGGTCGGTTTCGATCCGATCGAGTCCAAGCCGAACAAGGCCGGTGGCTACGATTACGACAAATGGGAACTGATGGAGTTGTCGCTGGTCGCTGTTCCCGCCAACCCCGGCGCGCGGATCATCGCGCGCTCGATCGAATTGGAGACGCCGGTCCTCAACACCAAGGGCATGTACGGCCTGGCGTGCCTGGCCTCGATCCTCGATGATCTCGGCTACCTCCAGTCGATGACCGCGTTCGAAGCCGAGATGGAAGGTGACGGGTCCAATCTTCCCGCCATGCTGGGCGAAGCCATGCGGAGCCTCGCCAACGCCCTCATCGCCATGTCGAAGGAGGAAGCCGCCGAGCTTCTTGCCGGCGCGGGCGCGATCCCCGACGTCGTCGCTGAGGCGAACACTGCTGCCAAGCCGCTTTCGCTTATCAAAGCCTTTGCCGAGATCCGCGCCAAGACGGGACGCGCCTTGAGCCAGGCTAACGCCGAGCATGTCGCAGAGATCACCAAAGGGCTCGACGCCCTCGCCGCGCTGCATACCAAGGCGTTGAACGCGCACGGCAAGGCGCAAGACGCGCTGGCCGCGGCCCAGGCCGCGCACGGCGCCATCGCCGAACACGCCAAGGCGCTCGGCGAGGCTGGCAAGAAGCCGCAGGACGAGGAGGATGGTGACAACGAGGGGGAGGACGCGGACAACGAACTGTCGTTCGCCGTCGCGCAGCGCAAGCGCCTCGCCATTGCGATCGGCTTGCGCCGCGCGTGAAGCGCGCCGCGCCGAGCACTCCGTAGACCCCGACATCTGAGAGATCGCCGCGCGCAAGCGCGGTGCTGCCCAAACTGGCCCTTGGGCAAGGCTTGCCCGCGACCGTCGTGACGACAGGCCGCAATCCCACAGCGCCGCTCGCAGTGATGCGCCGGCCGAAGGAGCCCTCATGTCCATCCATGAACTTCGCGCGAAGCGCGCCACCGCCCTCGATCCCATCGAGGTTCAGCGGAAGTCTTTCGTCGCCCAACTCGAGGCGCTGGCCGGGAAGCCGGACTTCGATCCCGCCGTCGACGGGCCCGAGTTCGAGAAGATCCAGAAGTCGATCGCCGGGCTCGATCAGCGCGAGACCGCGATCGGGGTTTTCTACGACGCCGAGATCGACCGCGAGATTGCCGCGCTCGAGCGCGCCGCCAAGACCGCGCTTCCGGTCGAAGGCCAGGAGACGCATCGCGTTCCGGCCACCGTCAACGCCGACCCCTACACCTCGGAGAGCGCCGCGCTGGCCAAGGGCTTGACCACGCACAAGGCGCTGATCATCGGCGGCTGCGCCCGCATGATCGGCCAGGGCGGCGGCAATATCTACAACGCCCGCATGGCGGCGAAGGAACTCTACGGCGAGAACCATCCCGTCACCAAGGCGCTGCTCGCCGGCGTCGGCGCCAGCGGCGGCTTCATCGTTCCGCCTGACTACGTGGCCGAGATCATCGAGCTTCTGCGCCCGCAGGCGGTGGTGCGCAGCGCCGGCCCGCGCGCGCTGCCGATGCCGCGCGGCACCTTGCGCCTGCCCTCGCAGACCTCGGCCGCGACGGCCAGCTATAGCGCGGAGGATCGCCCGATCCAGGTCAGCCAGCAGAAGATCGGCGCGATCGTCGCCAGCTACAAGAAGCTGACCGCGCTCGTTCCGATCAGCAACGATTTGATGAGGTACGCCGATCCGGCGGCCGACGCGTTCGTCCGCGACGATCTGGTCAAGGTGGTCGCGCTGCGCGAAGACCTGGCGTTCATGCTCGGCGACGGCACGCAAGACACGCCGCGCGGCTTCATCTCGTTCGCTAACGGCTTCGCCG